AGGTGAAGATATGGACGAGAAAAAAATAGATGAACTGGCTGAATTAAAGGCTACACAGCTTTTGAAAGAAGCTAACGAAAAAGAGGAAAAGCTCAACAGTGACATCGAAGCTAAAAATAAAGAGCTAGAAGACGAAAGAGCTGAATCTACGAAACTTAAAGAAGAAAAGGCTGAGCTTGAAAAAACGCTTGATGCTTCTGAAGTTAGAGCAACCGTAGCATCTTTTAAGGAAGAAGGAAAAGTTCTTCCCGCAGAAGAGGAAAAGGTTGTTAGTTTCATGCTTGGACTGTCCAAAGAACAAAGAGAAAAATACGCAGAAATGCTCAAATCTGCTGATAAAAAGGTTGACCTTACTGAAAAAGGCAATCAGAAAACAGAAAAAGTTGACGAGGAAGAAGCTAAGTATAAAATTGACTTAGATGAAGCCACGTCAGAGGAACTCGAAGCTCTTGTTGATAAGTACGCTGAGGATAAGGGAGTTCCCGTAGATGATGCACGTGATATCATATACGATAAAAACCAAAAGAAAGAAAAAGAATAGACGAATTGTCTATTTAAAATAACATATAATGGAAGGTGAACAATGGCAATCTCAGAAACATATGCTGGTAATATAATCGTTGTTCAAGGCCCGTTTGAATATTCCGCTAAAGCATCTGGCGCTCTCGCTGAAGGTAGAGTCGTCGAACCAAACACTACAGTAACAGCAGACGAGTCGTGCGTTACACTCGGAACTGCAAATAGTGATAATATTGTAGGGTATGTAAGTGCCGACTGGGAAGCAAACGATATTTGCGTTGTTTATACAGAAGGTATTGCAAGACTCGAAGATAGTGGTTCTGGCGTCACCGTAGGTGAAAGAGTTATGAGTGGTGGCAGCGGTAAGATAAAAACGTACGCGTCCGGAACAACTGGCGCAATAGTAGGTGTAGCTCTCGAAACTATAACTGCCTCGACATTTGGCAAAGTTTACGTGAATATATCCTACAACAGTGACGTAGCTTAGGGAAGGTGGTGAGTACTGATGATTAGTTATGAAATTCAAGCGGATTTACATCCGAAAAAGCTAACCGGTATTGCCATCAAGAAGACACAGGGCGTTTTATTCGCTACTGATTTTCTTCCTGAGCGGTCGTTTCCGGAATGGTCTGGCTACTACAAGTCTTATGGGGACATTGCCTTCGGGCAAATGGCTCCTGAGGTGAGTGAAGGTGGCAGAGACCGGCTTTTGAACACAAATTATGTTGAGTCATCCTTTACCATGAAGGAATATCGGATTGGTGGAAGGTTTTCAGAAAGAGCTATAAAGTTCTTGATGAATAAAAACTCCAAAATAGCTGTTTCAGCTGGTCGTCAGCTAATAACTGACGAAATCGAATTCTTGGCAGATACTCTCGCACTTAGAGAGGAAAAGACGATTCTCGACATTATAGTCGCAGGGTCTCCTACTGCTAATGATGTAACTGCCGCTGCAGGTTGGGGAACGTCTTCATCGACGCCCTTGACTGACTTAAGGACTGTTTGCAAAAACATACTTACGACGCAGCACACACAGGCAGATACGCTCATCATAAGCCCGCAAGCCGAGCTTGATTTGATGAACCACGCTGACATTAAGGATATCTATAAATATTCAGGCAATACTACGAACTATACCGCGAAAGTGGCATCAGGTCGCAGTAAAGCTATACCGAATATTGCTGGATTGGATGTCTATGTCAGTGATGCTGTTTCAACTGCAAATACACCCGCTGGCATCTTATCAGGTGCTACAGAAACTGGTCTCGTTACAGACGACTTTGGTCTTATCTGTAAGAGAGGTCCGTCTCTTGGGCTAACGTATGTCGCTGAGCCTTTAACGGTTCGCAGGTGGGACGAAGAGGAAACTCGCTCGATGAGAGTGCAGTTATTCAAGACGTTTATACCTGTTATTTTTAGAGTAAACCAAATTGGTTTAGTCAAGAACATAGCGTAAATGCAATCTGTCGTGGGGTAGTTTAATTACTGCCCCACACAGCTTAGGAGTATACCATGAAATGTCCTAGATGTGGAAGCAAATTAATGAAACTTGGAATATCTTTAGTTTGCCCGCATGACGACTATAAGCGTATACAGCCTAGTAAAAATTGGGTACCTGAACTGCGCAGAACATCTATATTTCCAGATGATAGCGCATGGGCAAATTGGACGCGAGAAACAACAGTTTATAAGGGTGCAACTTATTACCATATTACAATAACTGGAAACACTCTCACGCTTCAGGCTGGAGTGGTTGACACCAATACTGGTGGTTGGGCGGTTGCTTCCCAAACTGATTCAAGCATAATTAGTCCTCAATTTACAAATCTGACATCAGCTACAGATATGATGCGTGAATTCACAAAAATAAAGATAGATAGCGTAACTGCAGACAAAAAAGGTGGTCGCATCTATTTTTATGCATCTAACGATGGTGGAACGTCGTGGAACGAAATAAAAGACAATGGACACACATTTAGTCTAAATTATGGTAATGAGGGTGTTTATGGAACAAAACAAACAGAATATAATGATTTACGATTAAAACTACAATTCTGGAGACCATCAACTGCAGCAACTACTCCTGAATTATCTGAAATAAAAATAAAGTATAATCAAATTCCAAATATTTATCCACGGAGGGCAGTATGACACAGGGCGTTGATAAAGATTTTTTTACAGAGTTCGAGGGAAGAGCAGCACAAACAAAAGAGCAGGAAGTAATTGAAAGCTCATACTTTTTTGGGCAATTTATGGCGTATCATCTTGTGCTTAAATTGATTGAAAAACTTGGTGTAGAACAAACTATTAAATTTATGGAAAAGAAACGCTCTGACATAGCGATGGGTGACCCAAGTTTCATGATACAAGCTGATAAAATTACTGAAAATGCAGTACAATATTTCAGAGATAGCATGAACGAGGAACATGCGTTTCTGAAAGGAAAGAATGGCGTGGCATAATGAAACTTGTAGACAAGATTAATGGATATGGCGTTGTAGCACTAAGATTTGTAACAACGATAATTGCTGGGCTAATATTGTGGCTTGTGACAACTTTTAGTGGCAATTTAGAAACAATTTCAGATAACATGGTTTATAAGTGCGATTACAGTGAAGACAAGGAAGTGTTAGTTAGACTGCTTGAAAAATTTGATAGTAGGGTAACGTATTTAGAGAGAGCAAGAAAATAGTCCCCAGCCTCGTGCCGTGCCCACACGTGAACGAATATTCTTAGACTCTGTTCGTTTTAGCTGGGGAAAAATTCAACAAGATGATGTGGTTCGCCCCACACATGATATACAAGATAGACATACAATCTCTTAGCATGGCGACAGCGGCTCGAAGGTTGTTCACGCAACAAGGAGGATACGATAAGTAGTGTTGTTATACGCAGTGCTTGTGGAAATAGATATCCCGCACTCGTAACATCTGATGGAAAGCTAAAGGTAGATACAGAGCTTACAGTAAGCGGTATAACTATAGATAATGTTGCATCATTTAAGCATGCAAATGGAAATATAGATTATGGACTCGTAGATACACAGAGACACGTTCAGGTAGATGTTCTTACGGCTCCAGCGATAAGCGTTGATGGTTCTACTATTAATGTAGGTCATCCAGTAGCAATATCTGGTGTTATGGGCGGGTATGAGCTGATGAATGATATTACGCTAGATGCAAGTCCAACTGCAGATACATCAAGCTCGTTCTTTGTAGGTGATAAGGACAAGGTGACGTTTATGAATAAAATCAACGTTACCAACGCAGGTGCTGGCCCATATGCAGATTTCAGCGTAGAGGTATCTCCAGATGATACTAATTGGGTTGGATTCAGAGATATTATGGTGAGTGGAACCTCTGTATCTGGAATTGCATATGGTGCAGATTATTCTGATACCTGTACTATGCCAATTGACTATACTGCGCAATATCTAAGAACTACGTTTGCCGGTGTTAATACCGATGTAAGCAATACGGTCGAGATTGATTCTTGGCTAACTTGGAAAAATTAGTACACAACTTAGGGGGTGGGAATTATCCCGCCCCCTTTAATTTTATAGGAGGCATGAGATGGGCAAATTGGAATCACTGGAATCTGAATTAAAAAAAGAACAAGCAAATGAACTGTCTATTATGGGAGATATTTCAGAATGTGAAACTTTGATAAAAGAGAGATTTCGTGCAACAAGTGACATACAAAAGTTGCAAGATAGAATTGCGGCAGTACAGTTAAACAATGAACGTCTATCTCTTTCTCTGGACAAACTTAATAGTAGGCTAAGCGATGCAATCGAAAGTATTGGAAACAATACTGTAGAAGATTTAGAAAAAAAACTTAATGATGAATTCGCTGAAAGTGACAAATTAAAGAAGCAAGTTGATAATATCGAGAGAAAGTCTGCTGAGAGAGTACGTGAAGATGCTATGATTGGAAGTGTAAGAGAAAAAATTCTTAAGCAGAAAAAGCTGAACGAAACGTTATTAAAGCGTAAGGAGCTTGCAGCTAAAAGGTTAGCAGGAGAATAAAATGTCAACAATAACACCAGATATTACTCGTAAAATATACACTGTAGTTGTTGCGAGTGGAAGTGGAAGTCAGGCATTGCCTACTGGAATGGCAAATGAAATAGTGCAGATTTTAGTCATTCCACCAGTCCAAACAACAACTTATCATGTCTATATAAGAGATGGGCTAGATGGAGTCGAAGTGTTTAGACGTGAGGATGATTTACTTGGAACGTATAATGAAATTTTAACTCCTTGTCTACCAGTATTTGGAAACAATACATTTCACATCTCAAACGCCTCTGCAGATGGCAATTTTAAATTAAGGGTGGTATATAAATAATGTCTGAACGTGGAGTGAACAGAGTAGGAAACTATATATGGGACTTAATAGGCCAAACATGGGTCAAGCAAGAAACACCAGCTCAAGTAAGTATTAGTGGTGTTACTCCCGTAGGTGGCAAAATACCCGTAGATACTGAGATTAGTGTTAGTGGAGATGTGATAGTAGAGAGAGTTCGTGTAGCCACTGCTCCTCTTACCGAAGTTTATGCTAGTGGAACATTTCCAGTAACAGACAATTCTGGTTCTCTCACAATTGACGATGGTGGGGGTAGCCCTCTCTGCTACTACTATATATTTTAACCCAGACAAAACAATGGTGGAGCATGTATAATGTTTATATTGTCAAGAAAAGTTGGAGATAAAGTCTTTGTTAAAAACAAGGAAGGCATAGAGTACGAACTTCTTCCATTTGAATTATCCAAGCCAAATATTGAGTCTACGAAGTTGCTTGATAAGGCAGAACAAGCCTTGGTAAGGAAGGCGCTGAGGGCAGATGAATTTGAAATAGACGATGACAAGAAAACTGTTAAAGAAAAACGCAATCTCATTCATGCAAAACTTATGCCCACAAAGAACGACTATGAGAATGACTATGATAGGGGAACGATGGAATATACGTCTGAATGTAAAAACTACTCTAATCATAAAGTCGTTATTCCAGACGGCACTACGATAGGGGGCGTAAATTTCACACAGGCCGTTCCACATTCACATTCTATTACTGGCAAGAATTTACATTTTATAGAATGTAATTTAAACAATATTGAGATAGACCCAACTTGGACTACAGAGTGTTGTTTAACTATACACTCAAAAAAGGTTATTGTTTCTGAAGATAGTGACAAAAAAGAGATAACCTATGAACACCATGTCATAAAGAAGGGTAGCGTTGATTGGGAACGTGTATTTACTAAGACTGAAAAAATGTCGGATAAGGACTACCAGGGTTTTTTGTTAAAGCAGGAGGTGCAAGATGGCACTTAATGCTGCAACTGTTTGGGAGGTCAGAACTGCTGGAGGCGCAGATAGTGGTGGTGGCTGGTATGACGAAGGTGGTACAAGTGAGGATTTGTCACAGCAAGACGCAGCGGCTATTCAATTCACCGACCTTGCTACGGCAGGAATTGGTAACACTACGCTTACATCTGCCAATGGTGGGTTTGACGAGAACGGACAAGATGACGGTAACATCGTTGGAAATATTATACAGATTCGCTCTGGAACGAATGTAACGGCTGGATTTTATGAAATAACTGCCTACACAGATGACAATACTGCTACTCTTGACAGAGCACCTGATGATGGCGTTGGTGGAATAGCATCTGGAAATGGTGACGTTGGTGGGGCCGTTAATCATCCGCATCTTTTGGTTGGAGCCGTTGCAGATGGAAATTCCATTCATATAAAAACTGGAACATATGTCAAGATTGGAGCAAATGCGTATGTGCTTTCTCCCACAAACGCAGGTGGAAACGGAACTCCAATAAAGTGGATAGGCTATAAAACTTCAAGAAATGATGAACCGACAGGAACAGACAAACCTTTGTTTGACGGAAACAGCGACACTACAAATTGCTTAACAGGTACTATTACTGGAAACTGGTTTTATTTTTTAAGATTCGGAAATGCCACAGGAGACAATGTTACTTCAAGTAACGATTGTCCGCAGTTTATAGGATGTCAATCTTTTTTAGCAGGTTCAAGGGGATTTGATTTTAATAATTCCGATAGGTTTTCCATGATTGGCACTGAGATGAATAACTGCTCAGAAAGAGGTTTTCTGAATACACGCTCAGGAGGGCATGTTATCCATTTTTACGGATGTTATGCCCACGACAATTCTTCGTCAGGCATACAAAGTCAGGATAGCGGAACGTACCAATCTGTTGCCATAAACTGTATAGTAGATTCAAATCAGAGTGATGGACTTGTTTTAAATATGAGTTATGTTGTAAATTGTGTAGCATATAATAACACGGGAGCAACGTCTGATGGATTTCAATGTGGTAGGTCGAGCAGTCCATATCCGACTGTTATAATAAACTGTTCTTCTGTGTCTAATGGACGTTATGGCTACACAAGAGATTCAATCGCCAATCATAGTCCTTATTTCAATTATAATAATTACTTTGGTCACACACAGGAACTTAATAATTTTGTAGCTGGGGCAAGTGATACTGGTGACGCAGACCCTACTTTTACAGACCCAGGAAATGGAGATTTTACATTACAAACGGGAAGCCCTTGCCTGGATGTTGGGCTTGATGCAGCAGAATATACTTCGGCGGTGGTATAATGGGACAAAATATAAGTGCTTCACAGGATGGTGGTATTAATATTGGTGTTTCGCAGACAGACCCAGTAGTGGTGGGAGGCTGGACGCATATAATAAATACCATATCTGCAGCCAATCTGTCTAAAGTCAATACTATCGCAAAAGCTAATATAGCAAAAATAAATACAATTTAACTTGACAAGCGGGCATTTTTAGTGTATACTTAAGGGGAATTTGATGAAACGTAAAACACGGAGGGCACAGTGAAACCACGAATACTCATAGTCAGCGATTCCCCATTATTGCATACTGGAATGGGCGTTGCACATTACCAGATTGCAGGACGTCTTTACAACATGGGTAAGTATGAAATTGCATCATTTGGTTGGTTCTCGCATACGGCAGAATCACGTGGCATGAAATGGGAGTTGCCATGGAAGCAATACACAACAAGCAATCATAGCAAACCATATGGACACCCTGAAAATTACCCTAAAGACCCTGCTTGGGGAACAAGCCCTGCAACAAAGATTATAAACGAATTTCAGCCAAATGTAGTTATACTTATAGCAGACCATTGGATGGGCGACTACTGGTATGATATGCCAGAAAGAGATAAGTTCAAGCTTATACATGAATTCCCAATAGATGGAGCGCCAGTTCCTTCTGACTGGGTAAAAAACATCAAGCGAGCAGACCTTCCTATTGTGATGACTAGATTTGCAGAAAAAGCCATACACGATAGAGACCCATATTGTACGCTCGAAGTTAATCCTAGGGGTCTTGATGTTGGCGTGTTTACTCCTCAGCATTTTAGTAGACCAAAGGACTTAATTCGCAAACAGTTTATGCCAGAGGCTGTGGGACGTTTTGTAGTAGGAGTTTTTGATAGATACCAAGATAGAAAGCAGATTGGAAGGGCAGTAGAGGGATTTGCTAAGTTCATGAAGAGTGGTCGACATGACAATTGCGACCTTTATCTGCATATGGACTTCAATGACTCTGCTAGTATTCAACAAGGAAAGACTCTCGTTGGAAGAGATGGAATCCTGAAGCGTTATAACATAGATGGAAAAGTTCTTTTTAAGAAAGGAATGACAGTAGAGCGTGGTGTTGATGTGAGTGAGCTAGCTGCGCTATATAACTGTTGTGATGTTAAGCTCTCGGCATCACAAGGTGAAGGATTTGGACTGACAACTACCGAGGCAATGGCATGTGGAGTTCCTTGCGTAGCAACCAACTATACATCATTTCCTGAGTTCTTTGCTGATGGAAGAGGACTTCTTGCTGACGTAAAGACAACTATTACTGGAATGTATAATGTAGAGCGTGCGCTTGTCGATACTGAACATATATCTGAACTGTTGGAGAAGTTGTATCGTTCGCCCCAATTACGTCTACAAATTGGGAGAAAAGCTGCAGAGTGGGCGCAAACTCTTGATTGGAATTCAAACATTCAAAACTGGGACAATTACATACAACGTGTTTTAAAGGGTACACAATATAGAATAATAGAGAAAAGAAGAGATAAGAAGCCTGAACAGATAGAGAAAAACGTCAACATTCAAGGTGCCGTATACGAAAATACAGGTTTTTCTATAGTTACAAGAAATTTAGCACTTGCTCTAGATAGACAGGGTGTAGATGTTAGCGTAGAGCCAAGAGTTCCAGAGCTTGGTAAGACGTTTAATGTTGAGCCCAAACTGTCAGAGCTTGTAAATAAGGGCAAAAATAAAGTTTTTGAGATTATCAATCACATGGGAGATGAACAGGTTAAGCGTCTTGCTGAAAGCGATGCTCTATACAGAATAGCGTATTTTCCATGGGAACTGTCAAACATAAAAAACTCATGGGTTGATGCTCTCAACAGAGATGCGGATGCAGTATGGTGTAACTCTAAGTTCACTGCAGATATATACAAGAACGCTGGAGTGCAAGAAGATAAGATAGCTGTAATACCTAATGGCGTGTGCTTACCACGACTAACAGAAGAAGAAATAAAGGAAGTTAAGCGTGACGAAAGATATACCTTCTTGATGGTTGGCAATCTTGGAGACATACGAAAGAACACTAAGACTCTTATTCAGGCATACATGAACACGTTTACGTCTGATGATGACGTGAAACTCGTGCTAAAGTCTCAACCAGGTCACTTAAATAGCGACCCAACGTCTAATATAGAGTTTTTATCGCGTGGCTTAAAGAATCCACCTGCAGTAGACGTTATACACGCAAATTTAAGCGACAGAGAGCTTGCAGAGCTGTTCTACAAGTCTGACTGCTATGTAACAACGTCTCACGCAGAGGGGTTTTGTCAACCAATACTCGAAGCTTGTTCTAGGGGGATTCCAGTCATAGCTCCTGCATATGGTGGGTATTTAGATTTTGCAACACAGGGAATGTTCTTTGGGGTAATGTCAAAGCTTGAAGATGCGTCAGAATCTCCTGTATACAATACCAATGCACAATGGGTGTACGTTGATTATGGTGAGCTGTGCAAGACGATGAAAGAAGTCTTTAATGAGAAAATAAGACCCGATGGTGTAAGCTGTGTTGAATCTTTTACATGGAAAAACTCAGCAACAAAGGCTTTGTCTGAAATGGGCAAAATTGTAGAACGTTGCTCAAGTCCAAGACTTAAGGTGTTTTATAGAAACTTTGCTACTAATTTATGGAATAACGACAATAGAAGCAATCTTATAAGATATGCGCCATCTGATGTTATTTTCGTTAATGATATTAATGACGCTGATTTGCAAATTGTAGACATAACGCGCTTGAGTGACAGAAACAACATAAAGCACAAGAACTATATAGCGTTGTTCCATTGTTTTGGAGAATGGTCAGAGGAAAAACATGAAGACTATCTTGACATCTTCAAGAACGCAGTAATGGTATACTCTCATCTCGACTTAAGCGAGTTTGGAGATAAGATAAATTATACAAGAGGGCCATGGGGCGTAGATGAAGATATTTTCTATCGCTCTTCTGGATATGGTAAACAGTTTATGATAGTTACGACTGGTACAATAGCTGAAACTGAAGGAATATCAGAATGTGTCGCAGCGTGCGATGCTCTAGGCGGAAGATTAATGCATATAGGCAGAAATCTTGGATACAAAAATAAAAGCTACGAAAATGCAGTCAATCTAACGCAAACACAGATGCAGACAATGTACAATTCTAGCTTTTTCGTTAATGGCATGCGTCGTGTCGAAGGGTTTGAAAAGCCAGTCATTGAAGGTGCGCTGTGTGGTGCAAGACCAATATGCTTCGATACTCCACTGTTTAGACATTGGTATAAAGACATACCAGTGTATGTAGAAGAAGCTGAGTTTAATGTTACTGCAAGCAATATCGTAGATAGATTAAGAGAGAAATACAGACCCATAACAGATGATGAGATTAGTTATCTCAAGAAAAAGTTTTCTTGGGTAAGAGTTGCGAAGAATTTCTGGGAACATGCAATGAAATGTGAGGAGAGTAAATAATGGGCAATTTAACTACATGGGCGTCAGACAAAAGCTTTGCGTTTCTTTCTCCATATAATACGCCTAGAGGAGGAAAAAACTTTGAGATAATTAATGGAATAACTGGAGTTCCATATACGTTCAAAGAAGAAGGCGCTGATTATTACTGGTATCATGATATTAAAAATCTCCCTCATGGAGAGCTTGTTGAGATATTCAATAAATATGACTATTGGATATATCCTGTTTTTCCAGAATACTTTGACATGCTGATTAGCATAAGAGATGAGTATAAAGGTAAGGTCATAGGTGTGACTGACATACAGACTCATGTACTAAGTTATTGGCCATTAAAAGATGTAGCTCTATTCGTTCAGGCGATAAACTGTTACGACGCTGTGATGTCAACCAACGCAGATGAGGTTGAAACGTTTCGAGGGTGTCTAAAGGACAAGAATAAAATAGCATACACTGGTTGGTCGATGTATCCAGAGAAGATACACAGCGACTATTATAAGACCAAGAACGAGAGAGACAAAAATCTAATAAGTGTTGGGATATCAAATCCTGGTGACTTCAATAGAGACCTAATGACGAACTTAACAGCGTATAACAGGTTGAAAGAGAAGAATCCAGACATTAAAGGCTTTATGTATTATGTCACTCCTAATAAAATTGTTGGGTTGAAGAAGGTAATTAACTCGATGGGTGTACGTGACTTTTCGCTCATAACAGAGCTTCCATATAAACGTGCGCTTGAGTATCTGGCAAAGTCATATATCGCCATACATCTTTATACATTTAAAGTTGTTGGTAGGTTGGCTCAAGATTGTGCTGCGCTTGGGATACCAATGGTTGGAACTATAGCAAATCTGCCAAATAGAGTATGCTTTACTAAGTGTAGCGTTATGGATTATGACATAAATACATCTGTTGAGATTGCAGACAGGCTTCTCAACGACGATAGTTTCTGGATGGATGTATCTGAGAATGCAAAAGATAGAGCGTATAAGTTTTATGGGCTAGATGCTACAAGAGAGAGAATTTTTAAGCTGCTTACAGATTGTGGAATCATATCATGAATAGTGTGCTATTGCGTGGCGAGGTTGGAGATAATCAGTCTTGTGGTATTGTAAATATTGGATTAACTGTAGGATTTGAAGCAAACTTTGTTGAAGTATCTGTTGACCCTAAGTCAATGTATGCGTCAGCGCCTAAATTTGTGCTTGAAAGAGTGCATCGAAAGCTAGACATAGATACGTTGATAGACCATGGACTTCCACATCAGATGAATGGTTTAGGAAAGAATAGACCATGGAGAAGAGTTGCTCTTAACTTTTGGGATTCAGACTTATTCACAAAAGAGGCAGCAGACTGCTTGAATGAGTTTGCTGACCACGTGATAGTACATAGCGAATTTACTAAAAAAGCCGCACTTGACGCTGGTGTAGAAAAGCATATAGCAGTTGGTGCTGCAGGTATATTCAAGGAAAACTATAAGTTTCCAGACAGAAGAAATAGAGACAAGTTTAGATTCGTATTTACTGGCGTAGCGCAGGGGCGCAAGGGTACGCAAGAGGCAATTTCAGCATTTGAGGAAGTATTGGCAGATAAGGACGATGTTGAGCTAATAGTAAAAAGCAACTCTTGGGGTAAGGTGGATGAGTACACAGTTAAAGCAAAGAACGTTATACGCATATATGAAGAATTTCCTCGTCAGACCTTTATTGATTTCATGGCTAGTTGTGACTGTTTCGTGTGTCCAACTAAAGGCGACTCGTTTATGTTTCCAGGTCTTGAGGCTATGGCTTGTGGTCTGCCACTTATCATTACCAACTTTGGTGGACCAACCCAATACTGTAATGATGACACTGGGTATCCTATTAAGTACTCATTGGTTGATTGTGGTTACCTGGCTGGTCACCAAGCTGAACCAGATTTTGCTCATTTAGCAGAAACAATACTGCACGTATATAATAACAGGGAAGAAGCTTACGCTAAAGGCGACTATGGCTGGCAGTGGGGTCAAATGCATTGGGATTGGAGAGACGATACGAAACGTTTAATTAACCAGTTGGAGGTCACCGATGAGCAGATTATTAGCAGGAGATGATGGAACGGAATTCAATTACGACGCTAGTGGAAGAATTAAACTTGCATTTGGAACGGGTCATATCGACATGCATAAACAAGGATACATCAATGTTGATATACGCTCCTTTCCTCATATTGACGTACAGTGTGATTTAAGCAAGAAACTGCCATTAAAAGATGACTATGCTGACGAGATATTGGCACATTCGTTGCTTGAACACTTTCCAATGGGCGACTATGACAATATAGCAAGACCATATGCAAATACAATAAGAATTCTCAAAGAATGGATTAGAGTTCTCAAGCCAGAAGGGGTATTGATATTAAAGGTTCCAAACATAAAAGGTCTGGCGAGTTGTTACTTAAACAACAAAATTGAGATATTTGAGTTTTTTAATTATCTATATGGTGGTCAAGATTATCCTGAAAATACACACTTGGCTGGGTTTGACACAAAAACTATGCAATTCTGTCTGCACATAGCCGGGTTTTCACATATAGACTTCAAGCATGCGCATAATGATGATGGAAATTTTGATGAACTTTCAGATTGGGAAATGAGGGTGGTGGCTGAAAAATGAGACCTGCATTAAATAGGGCAAGAGACATACTCAGAGATAAGGTTACAAATGAATTTAGTGACAACGTTATTGGAGCTGAAATAGGAGTTTTAAGAGGTGAAAATGCTAGAGAGATTCTTAGAGAATGGAGTCAAGTATCGCATCTCTATTTAATGGAAATCAAACCTATGGATAGCAAAAGCTCTATGATTGCTGTTGAAAATTTACGTGAATGGCAAAAGAGAACTGCATGGATAATTGGAGATTCTTCTGTGACAGGACTGAATTTTAATAACAATTATTTTGATTTCGTATACATAGATGGTGGTCATACACACGACCCTGTGTCTGCTGACATAAAAACATATTGGGGAAAAGTAAAGTCTGGTGGAGTGTTGTGTGGACATGATTACAATGTTGAGTGGGAGGACCCACGAGAAGGAGTTGTTAAGGCTGTCGATGAATTTGTTGCAAGATACAATTTGTATCTATGGACAAAAACTGATGGAAGTTCAAGCGATTGGGTGGTAGTGAAACCATGAGACCCTGCTTTGTAGAATTTCAAAGAAGCAAATATGCAAATATTGTTGGAGCTGAAATTGGCGTGCATAGAGGTATTCACGCAATGGATATAGTACAAAATTTGCCAAATCTTAAGAAGCTGTACTTGGTTGACCCTTACGTTATTGGTGGAGCATTTGATGGCGATAGAAAGAAAGAAAAAGAAGAAGCGCGTACTAAGCTCAATGAATTTGCAGATAAAAGACAATGGTTGTATGAAACATCTGAAGATGCCTCTAGAACTTTTGATGATAACTACTTTGATTTTGTTTATATAGATGGAGACCATTCATATGATGCTGTTTTACTTGACTTACGCTTGTGGTGGAGTAAAATTAAACATAATGGCATGATAGCTGGTCACGATTTTGACATTAAACACCACCCAGGAGTTCATAGAGCTGTATTGGATTTTGTTAATGGAACGAACTGTACTTTAAATATTCATTGTTATTTTCCACGTCCACACAAGAAGCAGTCTACGAGTAGCGATTGGTGGATTTTTAAAGATAGCGAGGCGTGATGTTGCGTGCCATATTATTCGACATAGATGGCGTTCTTGTTGACGCAGATAGGTTGCATTTTGATTGTTTTGCACGAGCATTATCAACTAAAGGCATACATCAATCGTGGGAAGAACATAATAAGTTCTACAAGGGAATGTCAACGCGCACAAGGCTTTCTCTAATTGGTGGCATGTGTGGATTGACGCAGAAAGAACAAGACAAGTTGTGGGAGTTAAAGCAAGAGTATTCAAATACTACTTTTGATAAAATTACACCTAATAAAGAAAAAATAGACATGCTTTCAACTCTACGCAAGAAATATAAGCTTGTTGCGTGTTCAAATGCGAACAGAGACAACGCTAAACACATGCTTGTTGCATCTGGGTGTATATCATTTCTTGAATTCTTTTTGAGCAGTAGCGATGTAGAGCATGACAAGCCCGACCCTGAGATATACACAACGGCACTAAACAGACTTGGTTTTTCACCAAATGAATGTTTGGTTGTAGAGGATTCTGCATTAGGTATGGAAGCTGCAAATAATGCTGGATGTCATTTGTGCGCAGTAGAAGAATATTCTGATGTAACATTGAAACGCTTAAACGATACAATACGCTCCATAGAGAGAAACAATGATAATGAGAAATGATAGATTATGATAGGAGTAGTATTTGTTAATTACACTGATGAGCAATATATTGCAGGTCGCCAGGCAATGTCACTGCGCTGTCTTAAATCGTTAATCAAAAGTACTGAAAATAATGATTGCAGAATTGTAGTAGTAGACAATGGTGGAAAAGGTGAAACTGGTCTTCTTAGAGAAGAATTTTGCAACCTACTTAATGACAAGAAAATTCATGCGTATATTTCATTTGATGGCAATAGGGGTCTTGGGTATGCAAGAAATCTTGGCAAGACAATCCTAGACGAAGAATGTGCTTATGTCAAGATATACCCTCCTGATTATTATGTCTTTACAGATAATGACTTTTTCTATAGACAAGACTGGCTTGATGTTGCCGTTAAGGTGTATGAAAGATTTAAGTGTCTATGCCCAGTTCTTTCATTCTATAATAATTCGTCAGGAAGTCATATTCCAAGAGGAATATTTACACATTCAACATCCAATGCTTATCAGATTGGATTGAGTGGTTCAGCTCCTGGTGGATGTTGGATGATGGATGACAATGCAACGAAGATATTTGAAAAACTTCCAACAAATAAACGTTGTGGCAACGAAGATTGGCACGTAATATACGCGATGCAAGAGAAAAAGAAAAAGTTCTTAGTTATGGAAGGGCTTGTGAGGCATGTTGGTCTAGGGTATTCTATGTGGCTTGGTGAACTCCCAACATACAAAGCACACAAACGACACATAGACGAAGTTAGCGACAAGTACGGTCTGATTTTAGATGCTGATGGTAATGATGTTGAAGAAACTACAAAAAATATAAAGTAACTACCAGGAGACGCAATGCCACTAATTCTGAGAAATGATGATGTTACGATGTCGTCAAATTTGGATGATATTCTAAAAATGTATGCAATTATTAGAGAAAAACTTCCAAATGCTGAGATACGGTCGTCAGTTACTGTATTTTCAAAAGGAAATCAGGGACATGTTTACCCCATAGAGCCAATGAAGCATATGCCATTATCGTATCTTTATGATGTTGATAGAGCGTGGGTGAATTATCCTAATTTAGGTGATAAAATAGTGTCGCATGGGTTATTTCACATAGACCACACAAAGCTTAGTTATTCCGCAATGGAGATGTCTATTGTTTGTAGTTGTCGCTATCTACATACAAGCGCATTTACTCCTCCTTATGGATACGAAAATGATATGATGAATACAATTTGCAAGTTGCACAATATTAAACTTGAACATTCTTACCCTTTAGATGGATGGAAGAGTATAGAATTTAATAAATTTGATGAAAAGCACGAGAACTGGTATTTTCATTCTTGGAGATTTACTCCTAAGACGTTTGAAAAAGCATTGGAGGGTAACATATGATAGGGGCTGTAATTACAGATTACGCAAGACCAGACCTTGCGATAAGAAGCATAAACTCTTTCCTAAAAACAACTAAAGATGTTAATGTTAGATTAGTTGTTGTTGATTTGGGTAAAATAAAAGATATCCCAAGAAACAGACCATTGAATGACTTTAATATTGAGGCAAACATGGAGCGCAATACAAAACGTTATGCAGATTTAGTCGCTAAAGGAGATATTCATTGCGTTATTTCGATTGATAGAAATATGGGAAAAAGTTATTGTTGCAATATTGGCGCGACGATGTTGAGAGAAGAGTGCAAATGTGAAGGTATGTCAGCGCCTGATTATTATTTATTCGCAGATAATGATATGCTCTATAGAGATGGCTGGTTAAAGCTTGGACTTGAAATGTATAATAAATATAGAGATACTTTTCCAATAATGTCGTTTCACAATAATGGAGCACCAGACCACCAGCCAATTAGATACATTAATGATAAAGCTGTAGCGCCATTTAGACTATCCGCCAACCCATCAACTCCTGGGTTTGTGTATCTTATGGACGAGGAGTTTTTTAAACAAATTGGTAAGTTTCCAACAAAAAAACAGATGGGCGATGATGACTACCACGTAATACACGTAGTTCAAGGTTTGAAAAAAGAGTTTTTGTTATTAGAAGGAGTTGCTGAACATATTGGATTTGGTCGCTCTGCGTGGCGGCTTGAAAAATCAAGTTGGGATTGTCACGATAGATACAATAAAGAACTAAAAAAACAGTATGGACCAATAGAAGAATGAGACCATCTTTAGAGATAGCTAAAAAGTATTTTAATGGTAAAAATGTTAAGTGTGCGGAAATTGGTGTTGAAAAGGGAAACAATGCTGTTGATATTCTCAAAAACTTTCCAAACATTGAGACAATCTTATTGGTGGATAACTACAAAGGTAGAATGGACAAATACAAGAAGACAAGTCTTGAAAAAATAAATGCGCTCAATCCTGGAGACACGATTAAGTGGTATTATCTCGATTCAAGCGAAGCAAGCAAGCTCGTAGAAGATAGCTCATTAGACTTTGTATACATAGATGACGACCACTCTGAAGTAGGGGCGTACAGAAGCATGACTTCATGGTGGAAAAAGTTGAAAAATGGTGGAATGTTATGTGGGCACGACTACATGATAGGTGGTAGAGCTCAAGGTGTTATAGCTGCAGTTGAAAAATTTAGAGTTGCGTTTGATGTACCAGTTAGTATACATTCAGAGTACCACAGCAAGGATGATGGTCGTACAAGTTGGAGTGAAAGAATGGTAACACCGTTTTTGAGCGATTGGTGGATATATAAATGGACAAAATAGGTGCAATACTCGTAAATTATGCTCGCCCTGATATGGGAATGAGAAGCATTAAATCGTTCTTAAGCACAACAAAGAATGACGATGTTAAGCTTGTTGTCGTAGATACAGGTACTCAGCCTAGTGATGAGTCTGAGCGTAGAACAAAAGAACTTATAGACCTTGTAGATAGTGGCGATATATTCTCTGTCGTATCGTTTGGAGACAACCTTGGTAAGGGATATGCACTGAACATTGGAACTCAAATATTGAAAGAAAAATGTAAGTACCACAACATTGAAGAGCCAGACTATTACGTGCATCTCGACAATGATGTCATATTTAGAGACAATTGGCTGACTATAGCTATCAATCTTTTCAGAAAGTATAGCTCTGTGTACCCAATATTGTCTTTATACAGGGGTGGCTCTAACGCTCACAAGATACAGAAAGAGCTTTCAGATTCTGATGCTAAAGGATATCGTTTTAGCATAGTAGATTCATGTGAAGGTATGTGCTGGATAATGCCACGATGGGCAGACGAATTAGTTGAAAAATCGCCTACTGAGATACCTATAAGTGGAATAGACTGGTTCGTTATCAATAAGCTCAAGAAGGATGGATATACATTCTTAACGCTTGAAGGGCTAATCAAGCATATAGGTTTTAAACATTCCACACATAGAGGCGAGCTACAGAGCTGGTATAGACAATTGGAGTACGATACTGAAATAGAAAAATTATATGGGAAAATTGAGGAGGCACGCGATGAATGTTAGGGCAGTTTTTATAGCAATTAGACCCGATGCGAAAGAGATAATGGCTCCATTCTATAGAGAACTAGCAATGAAACATGGAGATGTTATGGTGTTCAACAGTGGTCCAGTTTGTCAGGAAATAAAAGACAGAAACGTTGCCATAACAAATGATACAGAAAAGGATGCTGATTTAATTAAAAGTTTTGGCTGTGGTTCTGTGTGTCTAACAAAGTCAACAGATTTAAGTATGGGTATTTCTGCAATAGAACGTGAAGCTCAGAAGGGTGGTGCGTAATGCCAAGAGATTTTGAATGTCCACTATGTAAGGCTGAAAAGATAACAGAATGGTTCTATGACAGTTCATTGTTTTGGATTGCAAATTGTGCAACGTGTCAGGTTCCAATGGTTGTGTTGAAAGAACACAGAGCTGATGTAGAACGTTGGATTATAGATGAGATGATTCAAGTATCTAAATCAATATTTGATATTGATAAATTTGATATAGATTTTGAGATGCGACAGATTAAAGGTCATTTTCATTTTCATCTACGCCCTAAGAAGATTGAGAAGGTGAATGATGAAGAAGAACGAGAAGAAGAAGAAAACGCTAAAAAGGTTGATGACTAATGCGCATCTTAGTTCTTGCAGGAGGAATAGGAACCCGATTAAAACCGCTAACTACATTTGTTCCCAAAGTAATGATGAGTGTTCACGGTCATCCATTTTTATACTATCTGGTAAAGGCATATCAAGGGCACGACCTTGTATTGTCCGTGAATTACATGAAGGAGAGCGTAAAAAATTGGTGCCGACTTACCAAGACTTATTTAGAATTTGTTGAAGAGCCTGAGTTTATGGGGACTGGTGGAGCTATACGCATAGCAGAACCATTCATGTATGGTAGAAAGAAGTTCGCAGTTGTTAATGGCGATACATATATTGAGGAAGATATGAATAAAATCTTTAAGTCGCATAATTCTAATAAAGATATTGCGACAGTGGTGTACGCAAAAGATATGCTAGATAATAAAATGCGCAATTCAGGCGTTTATGTGTTTAGTCAAAAAATATTTGATTATTTGCGAAAACCCAAAGTTTTTACTTTAGAGGATAAACTTGACTCGATTCCACACAAAATATATGAGAGCAAGAAGAAATATCTTGACATTGGCACGTACAAAGGGCTCACATACGCAAAAACACATCTATTCAATGAACGAAAACGTTAGGAAACGCAATGAAAAGACTAATACGAAGCATGGCTCCACTGAGATTAGGCCTTGGCGGTGGTTCGTCTGATTTAGCTCCCTTTGTAAGGCGTTATGGCGGAGAAGTATTAAATGCGACTATAAATAAATGCGTACACGCAACCTTGGTTCCAAACGATAGCGACCAAATATTGTTACGCTCAGAAGATTATGGAATAACGAGAGAATACGATAGCAGTAAAGCTCTCCCATACGACGATGAGTTGGACTTGGTATGTGCTGTAATAAACAGAGTGAGAGGAACGAAAGAGTATAATGTTCCAAAAAGTGGATTTGATATCTACTTGCGTAGCGATGCCCCACCTGGTGCAGGACTTGGAACGTCATCTACTGTAGTTGTGGCAATACTTGGACTATTCAATGAGTGGTGCAACATACACATGGGGAACTACCAACTTGCGCATCTTGCTTGGGAGATTGAACGCGTTGATATGAAGATGGCTGGTGGCAAGCAAGACCAGTATAGCGCAGTATTTGGTGGGTTTAACTTGATGTATTTTCGACAAAACGATGAAGTATTAATCGTTCCACTTAAGGTTCCACGTTCAACGCTGCTTGAGTTGCAGAATAATTTGCTCTTAGTGTACTCTGGTAAGACTCATAAATCTGGGGAGATAATAATGTCTCAGACACCTAACTCACTTGAGAAATTCAACTGGATACTACACATAAAGAACATAGCTCAAGCAATGGTTGAAGATTTACTAGCTAAAGACTTAGAGAACTTTGGAGAGCTATTGTCTATGGAGTGGCTGTATAAGAAACGTTTATCAAGCAAGACGAGTAATGAATATCTTGAAAAGCTTGCAAATGCAGCAATGGAGGCAGGTTCTATAGGTCTAAAGATTACGGGTGCTGGCGGTGGTGGTATGTTTCTCATTTACTGCCCTTGGAGGAAGAGAACACATATAGCAAATACGATGAAGAAACAAGGATGTAAGGTAATAGATTATTCATTTCGTGTTAAAGGACTGCAAACATGGAGCGTGAAATATGGGTGATAAAACACAGTATATAAAAGTTAGGCGTTGCTCAAAAAAAGATGCATGCCATTTTAAAAATGTTTGGTGGGACCCCAAACAATGTCTTGGCAAGTTTCATATCTGGCACACTTGTCTCTATAAGGGCGTAGAAGAAAGAATAAAAAAGGTGAAAAAAGATGGCGCTGGGGATTAAAGGCTTCCAATTAGGTGAAAAACATTGTAACTGGAAGGGTGGAGTATCTCTTCCTCATCCATGCTTAGATTGTGGTAAGCCAATTCAAGCTAGGGCTACAAGATGTCGTGCTTGCAGAAAAAAATACTATAGAGGTTCTAAGTGTTCTGCGTGGAGAGGTCGTCGCAATTCAATAGAAAGCCAAATTAGGTCACTGCCAGAGCATCGCTCGTGGAGAACGCTTGTCTTTGAAAGAGATAATTATACGTGCATGGATTGTGGTGTGCGTAGTGGTGTTGGTGTTAATGTCCACCTTGAGGCACATCATCGCACACCGTTGACGAAACTCTTGTCCAATTTTTTGCAAGAGTATAATCAATTTAGCATAATTGATGATATTAAAACATTGACGAGACTTGCAATGAATTATGCACCGTTTTGGGATATCAATAATGGTAAGACATTATGTGGGAAATGTCATAGGGAAAAAGGTCTACATATGAAAATAAAACACAGAAACACTAAGGGGGCTTAAGATGGCAGCGAGAACATATAAATATTGCACCGCAGATGATGATGTACGCGTCTTAATCGAAAAAGTAACTGATGCTGTAGTGTCTGATACAAGCGTCAACTATATGATAGACATAGCTTGCGACCTAATAGATGGTAAGTTGCATTATATGTACACTGTTCCATTTACGACGACACCACCAGTAGTGAAAACAATAGCAACACATCTAGCATCGTACTTTGTTTTAAGGAGAATATACTCCAAGACTAGAGGAGCTAAAGGCAATGATTGGATAGTAACATTTCGAGATTTTGCCGATGAGCTTGTACGTGGTCTTGTCGATGGCTCTATAACGCTATTAGATTCAGATGGAACGTCATTGTCGCCTAAGAGCGACTATGGAATGAAAACATCAACAAAAGACTATACCCCAATCTTTAACGATGGAGATGAGCTTAGTTGGGAAGTCGATGAAGATAAAGTAAAAGACAGCACGTCGGGAAGGTAGGCGCAAAATCGCACACCCATCTTATGTGACATTAATATCTGGTATTGTAGATGGACTTAAAGATGATTCGAGACTAAGCGACATTGCCGACGAGTTTATTTACTATGGACCAGAACCTAATATACCCCATTTTCCCGCAATCACGGTAGAATTACGTGATGCTGAAGAGGAATGGAAGACATTCCCACAAGGAAAAGATGTTGTTGCTACGTTTGTTGTTCGTATCTTTGACGAGGCGTATGACTATGTGACTGGATTGCAAAGCGTAGAAGCAATAGCGCAAAATGTAAGTGATGTACTGCAGGCTGAAATAGGATTTAGTGGACTCGTTTATATGTCCACATTGACTAATAAAAGCTTTGCTGTATATCAATTTGATAACGTGCCTGTATTTGGCTGCGAAATGGAGCTGGAAACAAAGAAACGTTTTGCCCCAGCTTCATCTTAAATAATAGATAGAGGAGAATATGATGAAATATTCAAAATTAACATACAGAATATATAATGGAGGTGACTGCTAATGTCCCCTACAGTAGGTTCAAACTCAACCGTAGGTTTCGGAGAAGAAACCGTATGGGCCAGTGGAACTACATCTATTAGCAAGTTCATTCCTTTTATTTCTGAAAGTCTTAAACTTGAGCGTAATATTGTTGCAACTGATGCTATACGAGGCAGTGCAGCGCGTAGTATTTGGCGTGAAGGTTCTGAGAGGACTGCAGGAGAGTTAAATGTTGAGGTTCAGCCCACGGATGAAATGGGCACTCTTCTTAAACATTCTCTTGGCAGAGTTGTAACTGTTGGTCCTAGTGGAACTGATAATTATTACGTTCATCACATCTATCCATCAGGCTCATTGCCTGCTGGCTTGAAGTTTGAGGTAGACAGAGATAGTAAGTATTTCAGATATAAAGGCTGTAAAGTCAATGAATTGACGCTAGAATGTAGCGTTAATGAGCCTTTGACTGCTACGTTTAGTTTCTTGGGTTACGATGAAATTCAGTCGTCTCAAGGAACAACTGCTACTAGCATTTCAACGTTGAATCCATTAACTTTTGATGAAGGTGCGCTTACGATTGATGGCACTTCAACTGAAGTTCAAGGTTTTACGTTGAGCGTTGCTAATAATCTGAAAGACGATAAAGGTGAACTTGGGAGTAGATATCGTGCTGCTATACCTAGAAGTGGCTTTAGAGAAGTTACTGGAACTCTTAATATGGAGTTCGATGACTTCACCAACTACAATAAATATGTAGATGGAACTGAAGCGGCTCTAGCGTTGAAGTTCACAGCAGACGATAAAATCAGCACTTCGGACAATTATTCATTGTGGATAGAGTGTCCGAGAATCGTGTTTACTGGTGAAACACCTGTTGTAGATGGTCCAGATGTTGTCTATCATGATATGCCATTTGTTGCATTTGCTTCGGACTCTGTTACAGAGGACTGGCATCGCTATGAAGTGCGTATTAGATTAGTCAACGGTGATTCGTCTATATAAACTAAAAACATAAATTGAGTAGAGGGGGGAGCAATCCTCCCTCCACTCTAACTGGAGGAACAATGTCTGTTTTAGCAAGTGGCACAACAAAAACTATATCAGTTAGTGATGTAGATGTAACTCTCAAAAAGCTTAGCTATGGTGAACAAAAAGAGGCTATGAAGCTCGCCAAGACTGATGAGATGGAGATGATGGATATATGCATCTTGAAGTCTGTCACAAAGTGGGAGATTAAAGACTCGGATAGTAAAATACTTCCTGTCGATAAAAAGTCTTTAGACCTACTCGAAGCTAGTTTTGTTAATGAGCTGGCGCAAGAGATTTTGAAGTTCAACAATATGGGTCCAGAGCTAGAAAAAAACTTAGACGCGCCGTCAAAGCAAGCCTAAACAACGCACACCTAAAAGACTTTGATGGCAGCGAGTATCTGATGATGTACCAGTTCTGCAAAGAATTTGGTTGGACCGTACTTGAGTTTTACGAACAACCCGCAATAGATATTCAGTGTCTAAGAGTTGTGATGGGAGAAGTATCACAACAGCAGGCACGTGAGTCTAACAAGCACCAGTCAAAAACGAGAAGTCTTTCTCAAACTTCACGCAGGAGGTAGTCATGGCGCTTCCACATAATTTACGCATCTCTAGGTCTGCAGCAGAAACTGGTGCAATGCGCATCAATGTGACTGGTGACTTTCGTGGTGGTGCTCGTGCCCTCAATACATTTAAACGTAAATTAATGAACGCAAAGAAACCTTTAAGACAAAGCATTGATAGATTTATGAAAGTATCTGTTATGAAGCGTTTTAATGTTGGAGGTATGCCTAAGTGGAAAAGTAGGGTTAAAGATGTTCCATGGCCTATATTAGATAAAACTGGAGCAATGAAAGCATCTGTTACTACGGGTACAGCAGATACAAACATATCATATCCAAAAAATAACACAATAGAACTGTCTACTAATGTAGAATATGCCGGTTATCATGATAAGGAAAGAGGATATGGTGCTCCAAATACAAGAATACCAGGAAGACCTTTTCTTTATTTGACTGATGAAAATATAAAAGAATTTACAGAGATACTCGAAAAATGGTCCATGCAACAAGCTAAAAATAGTGGCCTTGAGGCTACGAAATAATTTAACAAAGAGGTTATTATGCCAAGAAACGAAGCAAAAATCTACATAGGTTTTCACCCTGACATGAGAGGTCTTGATAAAACTAGACGAATTATGGAGGGGCAGTTTAAAAACATGAAGAGTAGGACACAGTATTACATGGGCATGATTCAGTCTAGGATGGGCTATGCGTTTCTTGGAGCTGCAGCCGTTATGACTGCTGGAATAACTTCATCTGTTAAGAGTTTTTCCACATTCGACCAGGCAATATATAATTCTGTATCAGTAATGGGCGATGGAATCGAAAACATGGAAATGTTGCGCAAAACTGCATTAGAGCTTGGCCAAACAATGCCTATAACTGCAACTGAAGTAGCAAACGCATATTATTTTATGGGCTCAGCTGGCTGGAGTGCAGTAGAAGCAATGACAGCGATTAAATCAACAGGAACCCTTGCAGTTGCTACACAAACAAACTTGGTTGAAACAACTAAATTTGTAATGTTCTCGTTGAAAGAATTTGGTAAAACAGCAGCAGACGCAGCTCACTTTACAAATGTAATGGCTGCAGGTATTGCAAATTCACAGCTTCAAATGCAGTCTCTTGGTCAGGGAATGTCATATGTTGGACCTGTAGCACTAAAAATGAATATGTCCTTTGAAGAGGCTACTGCAGGATTGATGATGCTTGCAGATGCTGGTGTTACGGGTGGTAGAGCAGGTAGACATTTACGTAATATAATGATACGCCTTGCTAAGGTATCTCCAATTGCAGAAAAGGCATTAAGTAAATACGGGCTTCAGCTCAAAGATGTGAATATCTCAACGCTTGGACTTGCAAAAGTAATGCAAAATCTCAACGAAGCAGGAATTGGCGTTAAGGAGATGTTTACAATCTTTCGACAAAGAGCTGGAGCGTCAGCACTTGTTATTAAAGATGGGGCGCAAGCTTTCGATGTGTACATGAAAAAGCTTGAAGATGCTGCTGCTCTTCAGAAGATGTATACGATACAGATGGAAGGTCTGCAGATGACATTCAAAATGTTTACAGTGCAGCTTTCTAATATGGGCATACAATTGGGTCGCTCTTTTGCTGGACCAATCAAGCTAATAACTCAGTCGCTTACTGGGCTTGCAAAGTTTATGAGTAAACGTGGAAAACTTTTCTTTAATATACTCGCTATAATAAATACATTAATTATTTTCAAATTAGCAGTTTTAGGCGTTAAGCTTGTCATGATGGGATTATTTACTCAGGGCATGATAAGCACTAAAATGTTTAAAGCGTTAATGGCAACAACTGTTGCATTGGCAAGTGGGAGAGGTATTCCTGGATTAACGAGAATGTTTCTTAGATTTCGTATAGCATTAAGACATGTTGGTGGTTCATTGCTGGTGCTTGGTCAGCGCACTAAATTGGGAGCAAAAAATGCACATCTACTGAGAATCAGTATGTTAAATATGCACAAGCCTTCAACCATATTGTCTACTCAACTTATTGGCGTTGCAAAGTCGCTTGAAATGGTTGCTTTTGGATTTCTAAAAGTACTAGCTGTTATTGCAATAATCGCAGCAGTTGTCGCAGCGTTAATGCTGTGGAAGGCTGCAATCAAAGGACTAATTGGATATCTCAAAGATTTACATTCAGAGCTACTCGAAACATCATCAGCATATGCTATTGCGGTTGCGCTTCATCATGCGTTAAAAGAAAGCGTAAAAGGTGTTGTTGAGGTAGTAAAAAATGCAGTACCTGAATGGAAGTCTTTAACTGATAGCGTTCTTTCGTCAATACCAATATGGGGAACGCTCTATGCTATTTTAACGAAAATTTTAGACGCTCAGGAAAGTCTACGCAAAAAAGCCAAGGGATTACAAGACGCCATTAATAAAACAGTTAAGTTTGAGCTTGGTGAAATGTTTGACGAAGAATCGTTGCAAGCTTTTATTGATAAAATAAAAAGCATGGCAGCTTCTTTTGGAGAAGCATTTAGAGGTATGAGTAGAGACGGAACTGGCGCAATAGATGAGCTTGTCGACGCAATGAGTGAACTAAAATTGAAGATGGTTGGAGACCTCAAGAGCTGGAAGGAACAATTCGCACAGACTTGGTCTGAAAACATACGTGGTCTCATAGATGGTAGCATGACTTGGCTTAATATATGGAACAACATACTCGACAATGCACTGGATAGTTTCATACAGGGTTTCATTACTGGAATGATGAACTCGTGGGGCGATGCCATGGGGACAATGTTGTGGGACATGACAAATCTACAGTCTGGTCTTGGTGGTCAAGCAGCCAGTGGGAAAGATGGCATTATAGGAATGATTAGTTCATTTGTTTCTGCTCTCACTCCAGCTGGTCCTATTTCTAGAGCTACTGTTGGATTTAACCCAACTGGCGGAAATGCTATAATGGGTGGAGTTTTTACGCCTGGAGGGTGGGCGCTGGGAGATGGTGGAATTGTAACACAACCAACTCGTGCGCTTATAGGTGAATCTGGACCAGAAGCAGTTATACCGCTTGATAGATTAGGTGGCTCTAGAGACCAAGAAATAACTATCGTGAACGTAGTAGACCCATCTTTTGTAAATGCTTCTATAGCTAAAGACCCACGTATGATTATCAATGTAATCAATCAAGACATTATAGAAGCTGGAACTACAAGAAGAACAATCAAGAGGAGAATGTAATGGCAACGTTTCCAACTCTAACAGAAGATGGTGGCTATCCTTTTACGGAAGAGATACAGTTTGGAAACATACAAACTTCAATGTGGGGAAAAGAGCGTCGCAGAAACAAGTGGGGACCTAAACGGGCGTTTAAGGTACTATATGACCATATGTCTCACTCTGATATGGACCAATTGTGGACGTTCTTTACTGACAGAAAAGGTACATATGAAAAGTTCTCATGGACGCATCCTATTTCATCTGTAACATATCAAGTACGTTTTGCAGAAGATGGTTTGCGTCGTTCTGAAGTAGCGCCAGATGTGTATAGCGTTGAAATGACGCTTGTATGTGTATATACTGCATGGGACGTATCTGCTAATTGCGTCGCACAGTGGATGATGAACGACAATGCGGCTAGTACAACAGTTGTTGACTCACAAGGTTCGCACAATGGTACTGCACAGCAAAACACATCTAGTCTAGCGACATCTGGCAAGATAAATGGAGCATTGACATTCGATGGTTCGACTGATTATATTCAAATATCAGACAGTGATGATTTTAATATACCTGTAGGTACAGATTTTTCAGTTTCTGCATGGATAAATATAGCGTCCTTGCCTACTGGTGGTGATATGTACGGAATTGTAAGTGATGGCGGTGGTTGTGGAGACAAGGGATGGACCTTGTTTCTTCTTCCTGACTCTGGCAGTTTTAATAGAGAATTACGATGGGAATTCATTGACAATGATAGCACTAATAATTCTTGTGACAGCACAACAATACCTGTTACAAATACATGGTATCACGTTACAGGAGTTTATGATGGTGCGTCAAGTAAAATGTATATATATATTAATGGAGTAAAAGAAAACACTACCGAACAAGCCTATGTTGCAGTAGAACCACTTACAGATTTGGCAATAGGAAGAAATTTAGGAGCAAATTCTGCTTCGCGTATAGAGTTTATGAACGGTGAAATAGATGATGTTTGTATTTTTAATAAAGCTTTATCTGCAGACGAAGTATATGGTCTATATAATCAAGGTTATGGAACGGAGAAATTAAGTGGGTAAATGTAAAGTGGAAGTATTTTCAAGAGTTACAGGATTCTATCGCCCAGTTCAGGCGTGGAATAAAGGCAAGCAAGAAGAATTCAAAGATAGGGAACTCTACGATTTGGAGAAAAATAATGTGCTTTTGGAAGAAAAAGAAAGTTACGATAAAATGGTTGACAGAGAACTGTACGTCTCCGGAACGACTCAGCGCATGGCTTAGACGCAATATATATTACAAGACAGACGTTGAGACGCATGGTGTGCGAGATTACTGGCAGCATCCTGAGTGGACTTTAAGAAATAGAGAAGGAGACTGCGAGGATTTTGCATGGCTTGCATACGAAGTCTTAAAGAAACAAGGTTATTCTCCAGAGCTTATATCTGTTACACATAGCAATGGCAATACTCACGCAGTATGTGCATTTTTTGCAAATCTATCATGGTATCATATGAGTAATTGGAGAATGAAGAAATGCGACAATGCGTTATGTCTAAAAGATGTAGCGCAATATGTTTATCGTAACTGGATAGTGTGCGAAGTATACTCTCCTGTTCAGATTAAACTTGGCAAGGCAAAACCCATACTCAGATATTACAAAGGAGTAAATTTATAATGGCAACTTTTTCAGAAGAGCCAACATATGTGTATACTGAAATGAAGCAACACAAAACAAATGTTATCAGTTTCGAGAATGGCAAAGAAGCACGCTATTCAAAAGGTTCATTTGTCAGAGAATTTACTCTTGAGTTTAGAAGCCTAAATGGCACAGACAAAGATACTATTGTTGATTTTTATATTGCGCGCGAAGGTAGAAGCGAGACATTCGATTGGGAAAATCCAATAGACAGCACAACATATACAGTTCGATTCTCAGATGATGCTCTTTCTATTGAGAATGTAGACTATGACATATTTGATATTTTGGTAAATTTTGTGGAGGTATTGTGAGTAGAACTTTATCGTCAAATCTAACTACTGCGTCAGAGGCTGCAGAAGCCAGACCAATAGAGATGTTCATAATACATCTTGATTCTGGAACAATATATCTAGCTCAAAACCAAACAGATGTATCGTTCTATACTCTTGCTGGTGCTGCTCAGACGTATACGGCTGCAGCAATATCTCGTAGTGAAATACAACAGCACGTAGATATACAGGTAGATTCTTGCACTGTTAGACTTGATAATGTTAATCGTGCAATGTCTACATACATTGCAGCTACCGACTTTAGAGGTAGACGTATAGTTGTTATCAAAGTTTTTGCCGATTATCTTGCAAGCTCTAGCGATTATATTACTGTATTTGATGGCATTATGGACAAGCCCGTGCTTACTGAGACACAGCTCCAGGTAACATGTCGCTCTCGTCTTGGAACGCTTGACTTACAGTGTCCTAGACGCATGTATCAAGTCGCATGTAACTGGGAGTTTGGTTCAA